ATGTACATTAAACTGTTTTCGGTCACGCATTGACCCCGGCAGTTCATTGTATAACTCAAAGTATCGGCGTTCAAAGTTACATAGAACGCCGTCCATATCTAAATATATTTTCTTAATCATCTCAGTTCTTTTCTTGCAATATCTCGGAATTTATTTTCATCAAAAGTTAAAAACGGTGTATACTTTGACCATTTTTTGTGTAGTGTGGGCCATCTAATATTATCTGTTATTTTTTTATTCCACATAGGCATAAAATTCATCAAAGAATTCAATACACACAAGGTTTCTATTTTAATAACACTATGTAATATCATCATTAATAATTCTGGATATTCACCATCTGTCTTTACCAAATTATTGAAATTTCCTCTATCATTAATTAGATGACAATCATTACTAAAATTATAACTCAGCCCTTGTACGATAGACATTCGTTTCATGTGAATAATATTAGCATCTTCTTGAAGTAATGTTCCAGCCCAACAGTTTTCTTGTTCTATTAAATTTGAAATAACAAATTCTTTATATTCAGAATCTTGAATTTTTCTAGACAACTTATAGAAATGATATTTGTCTTTTCTTTTTTCAAACGCATCAATTGATACACTAGATTTACCATTATATTTAAAATAATCATAATCCGTAGTGAAATGCAATTTGAGTGTATAATAAAGAGTAAAGGCTTCAAATCCTGTCATAGTATAATTATAACATAATTCAAATAGGAAGTCTACGACTTTTTGGTAACATGTTAAGTTCTTGGGCATCAAATTGTATTTTTGCCTTTAAATCTTTATTTACCAAACTTGATGCCAATTCAATTTCCATACCAGTTCTGTCACAATACTCTACGATTGCTTCCATATAATTATAGTCAGTGTTAGTAACCATATTTTCTATTTGTTCTTGAAATTTGAACATCTCATCTTTGGTTGGCATTATTTCACTATCGTTTCGTATAGTTGTTCAAACTGTTCATGTACTGCTACTTCTTCATCATAATTTTGCCGATGATATACTTTCACCAAACGATTAACTATGCGTTTTGGTAATTTCAAATCATCACATACTTTTTTTGTAGCCTCTTTGATGAAGTCTTTTTCACCGTCCATGCGTGTGAGAGAATTTGAACACTCCCGAATTGCATCAAGTAATTTTTTGCGGTCAGCCTCACTTGATATTTGATTGATGCTAAATTGTTTAATTGCCATAATATATTCCTTAAATAAATCCCATTTTAGTTCCAATTTGTCGGTTTTTTACCGATTCAATTTTTTTGTTAAAAACTTCTGCAATGCTATAACTATCTCTATCTCCCTCAAGTGTTGCACCAACTTTATCTGCAAGTAATTGAGCGTCTTCTCTTTTGAGTAAATTAAAAGATAAAATATCAAAACAGCGACCTGGTCGTATAAGAGCAGGGTCAATATCGCTAATAGAAGGCAGATTTGTTGAAAAGATTAATTTCTTTCCTTTAGTTGTAACCAAACCATCACCTACATTTAGAAAACGATGCATCATAGTGTTGCCATCACTTCTTGCTTTTAGAAAAGTATCAGAGTCTTCAAGTACCATCACATCAGTTTCATCTTCAATAAATTTAGCAAACACATAATCTTTTTCTAAAATTGTTGCATCGTAAGTAACAATAGCAGAAGAATTTGTGTGTGATAACAAACCACGAATAAATGTTGTTTTACCTGTGCCAGGTGGTCCTATCAATAGTAAAATATTAGCATTTGATTGCATGTACCTATCGTAGTATTCCGTTAGAGGTTCGTTAAGAAAAGGATACATTTCATCTATAGGCAGTCTTTCAGAATTCAAAGGAACATTGACGCTATCACCATTACCTGAGTAAACCCAATCAATGTATGAAGTGACTTCTTTGAAATTTTTTAAAGAATCATCTCTGCATTTTTCAATGAAATCATTATTGCCATATAAATGTAAGTGTATAGAGTTTGAGCCTACATCATACCGAATAAGGTCAATTTCATCACAAATAATAATACCGCACGATTCATTGAATTGGATTATTTGTTGATGTTTAAATTTATTCTCAATGTATTCTTTCCATTCATGTCTACTGCCATGTAACTTCAACTCAAAGTTGAGTGTGATTAATTTTTTCTCTGTTCTAGAATTAACGATTTGCAGAAAAAGCCAATCACCATAATCTGATGCACCTACGAAAAATTTATCATTCATATTAATTTTCAATTGATTTAAATTCATATCTAAACTATCCCAATAAAAACTTTTTTTATTTCCTAAATTTCTTTTTATCCTTGGACGAAACTGTCTATCAGGAGGCAAATTATATAGTCGTTCAAATAAAGTTTTAAATATTTCTTCCGAATCTTCACTCATTATTTCTTAGATAGAGCATAGGTAATACAAGTAGCATTAGGAATTGTTTCATATGCACACTTAACTGAAAGCGGGTCAATTCCTTTTTGAATAGCAGATTCAATATTTTTAGCCATATTGTTTCTATCGTTGACATTGTAAAATGCATAACTGACAATGATAGTACAAAGTAAAATCATTATGCTCACAACTACTGTTATGAAATTTTTTTCCATTAGAGAATTCCTTTATTTTTATCAATATTGTCATTGGCACTTTTGTAAAAAATATGTCTACCAATAACAGTTTCTTTCTTTAATTTTACCCAATTAGGATTCACATAATCTGCATGGTAATAAGTTGAACCATTTGTCACATCATGTATTTTATCCGAATTAAAAAGTAGCCGTATAGATAAATCCATAATGTCATTATACAACAAAGTGTCACGAATTGTCAACATTCTAGAGGTAAACTTAGTGTCACAATACCAAGAAAACTGGCAAACTGTACCTGTTTTCTGTTTAACTACATCACAAATATTATCACCATATCCAGAACGCACACGATTAAATGTCACGAATGCTACTGCTTTTTTACCTTCAAGTGGCTCATTCAATGCCTCAAAATATATGTTTTGAGCCAAACAAGTTACTTGTTTTTGTGTGTCTTTTGTCAATTCTGAATATTTTGGCTTTAATGGTAAAATGTTTATTGTATCCACATTTATCATTAACATCATCATAATTATTGAAGACACTACTGCACTAAAAAGTATAGGTCTACTTTTCATTTGTTACCTTTCAATATTTGAGTGGTTTTGTAAGAACCACTGAAACTTATTTCAGCATTAAAACTTTACGTTTAATCCGAGGGATGCAGTATTTCCGTCAGAATTTGAAATACGGCTTTGACCCGTGAATCGCTCAAGGCTTGCTACAACATTAACATTCTTTGCTACTGGCATTGTTGCTTTTCCGCCAACAGTAAATCCATAACCATCTTCTGAGGATGATTTTTGTGTGTTATGATACACGCCAGCAAGTGATGCGCTTAATGCAACAGGACCAACTGAAGTCAATGGAAAGTTGTGCCCAACAGCCCAACGAACATAATTGCCTTCAACTTTAGTTGCGCTTAAATTAGCAACTGGAAGTGCTACTGTTACACGATAACCATTTTGTTCGGATGTCATATCCCGAACACTAGACACTGAAACATCCGCAGCGGTTGCGGTTAATACACTCAATACGAGTGCTGTGGCAATTGTTAATTTTTTCATGTTTGTCCTTTATTTCGTTGCTGGTGCTGGCGCCGATGCAGCTTTAGCGGGTGCTGGTGCTTTCTCAACTTTAGCTTTTTTGTCTTGTTTTTTCACATCTTCAACTTTAGCTGGTGCTGGTGCAGAAGCCGCCGGTGCTGGTGCTGGTGCTTTAGCTGGCTCGGCTGCAAATGCAACAGTTGCTGAAACGAGTAATGCGGTTGCGATAAGATTTTTCATTTTTAATTTCCTTAGTTGTAATAAAAGTGGTAAGTTATTCTGTTACGAGGAAACCTACCGAAACCCTTTTAATGATTATTCGTTAGAAACGAAAGCATTAAGTAATTTTGCTTTGGCAATAATTTCCTCTTCAGTAGGATATGCTCCCAATACTGGTACGGGAAGCAATTTATCAACTTCAGAACTACGATGCCATTGTTCCATCAACATATCTTTTTTAATATGAAAGTCTTGGGTGACCAAGTCCTTTGCCATGTCCAAAAGACTTAAACGGATTTCAAAAGGTGTTTTACTCATAAGATTTCTCCTTGTGTGTGAGTGTGTGTTTACAAAAATGGTAGGTTATTCTGTTACGAGGAAACCTACCGAAACCCTAGTCAGTGTTTAAGCTGCCAATGCGAACTGTGAGTCGTTTGCTTTTACTTCTTTTGCTTGATTTACAGTCATCGCCTACTGTGCCGTCCACTCTGTTACTCTTTGCCCTGTCGAAACTATGCAGGCCCATCATAAACATTCTACTAGTGCAACTAGTTCATACTTCGCCGTGCTGACTAAGCTACTTCGATCCGTGTGCCCTGCTATTCGAGCAGACTGTCACTTGATCCAGCGATGAGAATGTTTATGGTGGACCTGGGGGGATTCGCACCCCCGTCCAGAACACTTTTCTCTTTGTATCTTCCCTTTCGGTATTTACAGCAATTCTATTACTCTATTATAACACTAATTCTATGCTATGTCAAGTGTTTTTCTACCATTTACCATTTTTATAAAAATTTATATGTTCAACTAATGTATTTATGTAGTCTTCAGTTTTCTTTACAAAAATTAAAGGTTTTTCATTTTCTACTGCCATAACAATTACAATTTGTTCAACTGGAATCTCAACCAATTCTTCATACATTGTTGCATAGGCTACGCACTGTGCAAAATAATCCTGTATATCTTCTTCCTTCTTTATTCTTTTAGAAGTCTTGAAGTCAATAACAGAAAGTTTTCCTTGCCACTCCGCAATAAGGTCAACTCTACCAGCAAGACCAATTCGTTCTGACCAGAGAGCTTGTTCTTGGTAATGTACATTATTTATATTAGCAAATTCACTTTGAATAGACCGAAACATTACTAAAGCATCCGGCATTTCTTTTCGCCAATTAATTTCTTGATTGTTTATATATTTTTCAGCAAGCAAGTGTACACGATTGCCTCGCCCAGATGCAATTTTTGAAATGCGATTAGCCTCAACATCACCTACACGATTTCTCCATTCAATGATTGATTTTTTTTTCATTGCTCCTATTACAGTAGTGACAGAAGGTAATTTTGCACCCGATGGTGTTACATAATACCGTTTACCATCAGGAAAAGTTTCTGATTTTAAATTCGGTATTGATTTTGGCGGGCAATGAATGAACACTATACTCCTACTTTCTCACATGCTAGAATCCAAGATTTCACAAGACTAGACCTAACAATATCATTTGGTGTAAAAGTAATTTCAGTAAATTCGTCCATATGTCTTGCAACTTGAAGAAATTCATTGAGACCCGATACATCATATTTTGATTTAATTAAATCATTTTGTTTCAAGTCACCAATAAACATAATTTTAGACCTATGACCAACTCTGGACATAACAGAAGACAATTCGTGAAAAGTCATTGATTGTGATTCATCAACAATAATAATGGCATCATCAATTGAAATTCCTCGGATAGCAGTTGTTGAAATGAATCTGGTATAACCTTGCTCTTTCATTCTTTCCCATGCATCCGAGCGACCAAATAATGTTTCGCTTATTTCTTTATATGGTACTTCATAAATTTCCATTTTTTCTTCTAGTGTTCCTGGTACAAAACCTTGGTCTCGCACTTGAACCGCAGAACGAACTACGACAACTTGTTTAAATGGATTGTTCCTGTCTAACACTTCTTCTATTGCCCGATAAAGAGCAAGAAAAGTTTTTCCTACTCCGGGTGAACCAAATAAACCAATGAAATAATCACCTCGTTTATATGAATCAAAGAAAATCTGCTGATTCTCTGTTAATGCTTGAAATGTTTTTAAATGGTCTAATTTTATTTTTAGTGCGTTGGTTGTTTTTAAATTAACAGCGATTTCGTCAACAAGCCCTATTTTTGTATTTGCTTTTCTTGTCATTGATACCCTTTAAATTTAAATGTTAGAAACCCTCTTCACATGAGAATCAATTAATTGTTGAGTTCTAACTTGTTTTATTGATTTTCTTCCGTGCCGTTTAGCCAACTCGCTACTCGGATGTGCCTCAGCTACTTTTGACAACACATCATTGAATCCAGATGGAACACGGTATTGTTTTGATACGGATACGCCAGACACTATCGCAGGTGCAGAAACCACAGGTTGAATGTGTGGACTGGTGCTAAGATATTCTTCTCGCTCAGATATTCTCATGAACGATTCAAATTCTTCACCGGTTTCAGTATTTAAAAAAACATAAGTTGGCATATACACTCTTATATAGTAGAGTACCAAACTGGAATTTCTCTATTTTTCCAATTTGCTAGGTGGGATTTATTATTAATGTAGTAATTTTGATATGATGCAATAGAATTACCAGGAATCTTCACTTCATCGGGCATAGCAGGTGTGGGTTGCGTGAAACCATTATTTGCAATATTTTTAGGAATATTTTTCAGCAAAACAAAGCAAAGACCGACACGCTCTACTTTATGAGTTTTGCCATACCGATGAGTGTACTCTTCACATAATGCAATCAACAGATTAGACAACCAGATATAATTCTCTGGTGATTGTCTTACCCAAATTGCTGAAGGATGATTGATATGTGTAGCAGAATAAAGATTAGATTCACGGCTATCAGAAAGTACATATCTTTTTTGTTTGCGACCAGTTTCACTGTTGCCAACAACGAGAGTACCATCAAGAAAACGATGAGCAGTAGAAAGTAATTGAGCATATTCAAGGATCATTTTTACCGTATGCTTATTATTGTGCATTTCAGCACACTTGTAAACATCGTGGTCTAGATAAAAAATATTCATATGTATTTTAACATAAAAAAACCTGGGCATTGCACCCAGGCTAAACTTTAAAAGTTTTTTGATTAAGCAGTAATTTCTGTCACTTCAAGAACCTCTGGCATTTCTGCTGGTGCTGGCACTGGCATCGGTACAGCATCAAAGTCTTTCATTTTACTTGCTGTTTTTTTGGTTTTTGTGGCACTAATAGTAATGCCACGATTTTTCCAATAATTCAGCACACTTTCATCCGTAGGATTTACGAGTTGGTAAGATACAACTTTTGTGCCACTCTTCACTACACGGATAACAGCCTTACTCCGAAGCCTAACCTCAAGGACATGTGCAGACAATTTATATTTCAAATCATTGCCTAATACATCCTCAAGCACTTCTTTTTTAACTGCATTACCAGTCATAAGCAATTGGAAGATTGGCTCCCATGCTTTGAGTTTAACGGGTTTTGCAACAGCGGTTTTAGATTTTACCATAATAAAAATTTCCTATCAAATTAACTAAACAAACATAATTATAACAGACCTTGGTAGATTTGTCAATCTTTTTTTGGCATTTATGTGTAGTGTTGTCAAAAAACAACATCAATATTTAAGTATTAATAACACCACACACCCGGCTGCCAATATACTAAAGGTGATTAATCGCCCAAGTAATGCGCCCATGAAAGTACCTAGAACAAAAATACTACTAGATGAAATGAATACTTCCATATAATCATCTCCGCATATTAGCTTGGTCACGAGCCTCTTCATCACTGAATATTGGCACAGCATTACTTTTATGTAAAGTGCCAATACCCTTCATAGCAGTCCCGGTATAAACTTTACCATAAACTGGTTTGGTTGCTGTGCCACCAAATGTCACTATACTAGGGTAAACTTTAGAGTCTCGGCCTGCAGGTATACTCAAATCAGGAAATTTGTTTTCAAATTTTGATTTGCTCTTCATTGAAGAAAATGTAGTTTTCATACTGGCAACAGACTTAATCCAAGATTCATAATCAGCAATTTCTTTTTTTGTTTTTTTCTTAGGTTTACTTTTACCTAAACTTCCGTATATCATCATTCTATTTTAACTACCCAAGTTTTCCAATTTAGACGAGAAATGTTTTCTAATAGAATTTTGTTTTCTTTACAAAAAATCCAAGCATCAAGATAGAAATAAAATTCTCTCATGTTTTCGTTCCTTTAGGAAATACAATTGATTTGTGAGAAACCACCTTATAATCTTTAAGTAAATACTTTTCAACGAACACCAAAGAATCTGAAATTTCAGACGCATTCAAACTCTTACCAGACAAAACTCTAACCATGTGTGTAAAATGATCCATATTAACCTTTATATTATAACTGATTGCAATACTGTATTATAACACAGTTTTGCATTTTATGCAAGTGCTTGTTGTTTTTTAACAACAGCAGTAATGTGTTTACATTTTGCCCGGAATTTAAATCCAATGCAGGTGCATGAATATTGTTTGTCGCCTTGCGTTACAATATAAGTACCTTTGATTCCTTTGACCTGAAATTTTCTAATTGTTTGTACAGTACCCGAAATTATTTTTATATCTGTAACCCACTCAGAGGGTATAATTTTTACTGGATATTCTTTATCTGTAGTTTCTATGGAAAAACTATCAGCATTTACCCACTTTTGACTTTTAACAATATTACCATTATAAATTACATTTTTATATGGCGATGGAGCGAACAAATTGATATCTCTTACCCTAACGGTAATAGACACTTTAGAACCAATAGAAGGCATATTCATAGGTTCTATTATAACACAACCTGACCTTTTGTCAAGTTAAATGTTGTATTTTTACAACACTAACCTTTTAGTAGTTGCATATTATCAGTGTTTCGCAAATCTTCTTCAAAATCTTGCATTTTTAATTTTGTCAAAATTTGATTTAGATTTTGAATCTCTTGCTTATCTCTAGCAATTCTATATTCAATATCTTTTATTTGCTGCTGAATAACTTGAACTGTATTCTTCATTTTCTTGTTTAACTAAACGATAATTAACTTTATCGTGGTGTTTTGTTTTTGATTCTTTCCAGTTTGGCACTGGTTCTTCTTTTTTACGAAATTTAGTCCTGTTGACTTTTTCCATTTTATTATTTCCAGAAATCATTTTACTTTTTTTTAACCTCCATTAAAGTATTCTATCCGCTACACCTAAACCTACTACTTCTTCCGAAGATAACCAAACATCCGTAGGTGACAAAAGTTTGGTCTTTACATCACGGGCACTCATACCCGTAGCATCCTGCAAGATTTTTAACATTCTTAAATGTGCTAATTCAGCCTCTTTAGTAAATGACTTTAAATCGTGGTGTTTACCTTCATATGTATCTGAATATTGGTGGCACATTAATCCGCAATTTTTAGTTACTAATCTTTCTCCCTTTTCACCTGAAGCAAAAATTAAAAATGCAGCCGACATAACTGCACCCATACCAATTGTTCTAATTTTATTTTTACTGAGATTCATCATATCAATTAAACCTAAGGCTTGATACAAATCTCCACCCGGAGAATTAATATACAACTGCAATAATTTTTCGGGTTCCTTACTATCTAGAGTATTCTCATAAACTAGCCATTGAATAGCTTTAAGTGTATTCTCTTCAGTGATTTCACCACTCAGAAAGAATATATGATTATCAAGAAAAGCATTATCAAACTTATCTTGAATACTAAAAACAATTTCATCTTCCGGATGAATAATTTTTTTTACATTAGTTAAATGTTTTACTTTTTCCATGGATATATTCCATTATATTTTTTCAAATTAATTGCATTACCATTTTCAAAGAACTCTTGTTTTACAGAATTTTCATTACCATCTAAACGATAGCATAATGTGTTTGAATTGGTGCAATCGTAATTGGGGAAATGGGCTGATAATACTTTATAAAACTGTCTGTCAGCACCCCATTGTCCATACCATGCATGGCCAACACGAACAGCAATATCCCGCTTAACAGCAAAGCAGGAAGTATCAATGTGGTTAACTTGTTCATCAAAGTAAACAGGCCATTTTCCAAGGCTTTCACAATTGTCCTCGCAGAGTAATTTTTCATCTTTATTATATATTTTTCTTAGGCTGTAAGCCCAATCATTACCTTTTTCTATTACATTAACAAGTTTTTCTACATGCTCGGATTCTATCCAATTATCTTCATCCAAGTATACAATTATATCTGCATTTACTAGAAATGAACATGCTGCATAAACACGATGCCCGTACCAACCTTTTCCGACATTTTCATTAAGAAAATTTACACTAACTTTTTGATGGCCATTAATTTTATTAAGAGCCTCGCCATAATGAACATTACCATCCACAAAAATATAGTGAATTAAGTCCAGGTGTGTTTGTTTATCAACAGAATCAATACACTTGGTTAGATAATTACTACCAATTGTAGGTGTTACTACAGCAACTCTCATTTTGTTTTCAAAAATTAATTTGACAGAATCAAACGCCTAAATCAATTCCAGGAAAAGCTTCCTTAATAAGTTTTGGTGTCAAAAATGGAATATGTAAATCTTTTTTAATACACCGAATCAATAATTCAGCCTCACTCTTATGTAATGATTCTAGAACCATAGTGAGTAAACCTTTTTGTTTTGTTGAAGTTAGTCCTGGAGGTCGCCGAGGATGCCCAACAATAAACCTATAAAGTCTTTGCACTTCATTGTGTAAATATAAAATATTTAAACCTTCCGGCTCTACTGCCGACTTATATTCTGAAATTTCAACATCAAAAACTACATTAGGATTAAATGCTGCAATTAGAAATTCACGAAGATTATTATCCCCATGAATTCTCAATATATTAATTTTATCTGCTCGTTTTTCTGTCTTATTAAATAATTCAAATATTTCATGGTACAACAGGGAGTTCATTTTTTATCCTTAAAATTCATCAATAACCTCAAGAAGATTCTTTAAGCGATTAGTAATTAAATAATTCATAAATTTTTGCTTAGTCGCAGGTTTGGTCATCATATATGTATCTATGATATTTTTTGATATATTTTCTGGAATCATAGTCAAATCAATTAATTGTTTATTGCGAGACCAGTTACGCATCACAGTATCATTAAAATTACCACTGCCGGTTTCAGCAATTTCCGCTAAGAATTTTTTAGTTATTGGTTTTTGACGAATACTATCCGTAAACGAATTGTCTGGAGATAGAATATTAGGAATTCCATCACCGCTATCACCAGTTACAATTAATTCATTTAATTGTTTAATAGGGTCATCTGTTTTAATAAACTTCTTCATGGAAGAAGAATATTGTTTAACTTTTGG